CTTGTGGACAACCCAAACCAGACCGACAGGGTCGGCTGTGCAGTGATCCTGGAGAAATCCGAGAAGGTACGCCTCGTGACACCTAACGAGGACACAGTTGCCTTTGTGGGATCACTCTTTAACAGTTGGCTTTTGGGCCTGCTCCGGCAGGACCCGCGGGTTGACCCGACGGAGGAGCCTAAGGAGGTATTTCCAGCAGGGCTGGAGACGCCACCTGGGTGTGTGATTCGTTCGGTTGACCTTGTTCGGGCCTCGGACCAGATAACTGGCCATGACCATAGAGGGATCCTTCGGGGTCTGCTCATTGGGCTTGGTATCCCAGTAAACTCGGTCTTTGGACGCACTCTACTGTTCTTTGCCCGTCCGGTGCGGGTAGAAGGGAAATTCCCTGACGGCAGTAGGTTTTCCTTCCTGACGAGGGGACAGCCAGCCATGGGGAGGGGACCCACATGGCCTGTCCTATGCTTGTACACATTGTGGTGTGTGCTTGCGGCCAAGCCCTGGTATTCTAGGGTAGTCGGGGACGATGCTTTGTTCGCATCAACGGAGCAAGGCTCTAAGGAATTCAATAAGAGGCTACGGGAGCACAACGGACAGGTTAACGACCTGAAGGATGTTGAGGCTATGTCCGGTGGCACGCTTGTTGAGCGTTTGGCAATTCTAGACACCAATAGAAGGATCGAATGGCACGATACAATCTCTGTGGCTGTGTTGGATGGGCGACCAAAGGTCGAACGGGGTGAATCCCAGGCGCTGCCAAAGTTCTTGGCTGGGCCGTCCATTCCGTACGCTGAGGGAATTGAATATATTTGTGAGAAGACCTTCGCTTCGGAATTCGCTGAATTTCGAAAATTTGGGCTAGATCCGTTCTTACCACGCGAATTTGGAGGACCGGGATTTCCGTGTAGCCGGAAGGTGAGGTTGCAAGCCTTGAAGTCTCTTCGGCCCCAATGGGCTAGAGCACTGAGAGTGGCGATTTCACAAGGTCAAGCGGGGATCGGTATCTTCCTTCGTTTGCAAGGGCCCTATCGCTCGTCACTGACGGTCGGGGCTGGCAACCTGCGGGAAGCAGTGTTGGCAAAGATTCGCGCTGAGCAAGAAGAGGGATACGGGTGGTCGTTATGGGAGGCAAAAGCCTCTGTGGGTCTGACAATCGACGAATTCATAAGGGAGGTTGAGTCGCTACTGGTGAGCGGCAAGGCCTGCTGGGATGGATATACCGAGAAGCAGACTTACAGGCCAACCATTCGGCACGTTGCAGAGGAAATACATAGGGTGATCCGTGAAGTCAATTGGATTGTTCCTAAAGGAAAGCTCTGTGACAACGTACGCATGATGCATACCGGACTGGACAAGTTCCTGACCGAGGCGAGGTTGGGTCTTTACCGGATACCGACCCGCTACCGTACGACACCTAAGATAGGAACGACGATGGGGTATTGGAAAGGCGAGGACAATCGGGCACCACAGGACGCAGGACTACCCATCTGCCTGGATCCGTCCCGGGATGGGAGCGGCTTCGTGGCCGCAGTGGCCTATGCTGGGAGACAATGGGACTCGTTTAGTAGTGGCGAACGAAACACGGGTCTGTTGCGTCGCGGGACCAACATGGGTGAAAAGCCGTCATTCCATAGGAGATATCTCGCAGGACCTGACAGGGTCTAGAATATCCTCGGGTGGTACACGGCAGAATCCACAGTGGAGTTCTGGGGTACTCGGTTCGAATTACCGGACTGATAGGGGGTATCAGCACGGG